CTCAGCTCCACCGGAAATGGCAGAAAGAGTTGGACGCGGCCAAAAAACGACTGCGTAAATTCCAGAAGCAAGGCAACCAGGTGGTGGCCCGTTTTCTTGACGAAAAAGGCAACACCGGCGATATGTCCCTGACGGAAAACTCCCCCGGCGCCAGCAGGCTGAACCTGTTCCACAAGAACACCCAGACTATGCTGGACATGATGTACGGGCAAACGCCAAAGATTGACGTCTCCCGAGAACACTACGACCCCGATGATGACACCGCCCGGGTGGCCGCCATGCTATTCCAGCGCATCCTGCAGGCCGACGTGGAGCCGTCAGGCGAAGACTTGAACTCGACCCTTAAGGCGGCCCTGCAAGACCGCCTGCTGCCGGGCCTGGGGCAAGCAAGGGTGCGCTACACGTTTGAAACAGAGCAGGTGCCCTATATGGACCCGGCCACGTTTGAGATGGCTATGGCCGAGCAGGTAACCGACGAGAGAGCGCCCATAGATTACGTCCACTGGCAGGATTTCCTGTGGGGATGGGGGCGCACCTGGATTGAAGTGCCCTGGGTCGCTTTTCGCTCCTGGCTGGACGAGGAGGAGGCCCAAGCGCGGTTTGGTGAAGAAATAGCCAATCAGCTTGAGTACAAAGAGCAGACGCCGGGCGGCGACGACAATAACAACGATTTTCTCGACCCGGACATGAACGACAACACCCAAAAGGCTGAAATTTGGGAGATATGGTCGAAGACCAACAAGAAAGTCTACTGGCACGGCAAAGGGTACGACAAATGTTTGGACATAAAAGACGATCCGCTTCAGCTTAAGGGCTTTTTTCCTTGCCCGAAACCGCTGGCGGCCAACACCAGCACGAACCTGTTCGTGCCGAAAGCCGATTTCGCGTTTGCACAGGATTTGTACAACGAAATAGACATCCTGCAAGGCCGCATAGCCACGATAACCCGCGCCATAAAAGTGGTGGGGTTATACGACCAATCCCAAGGCGCCTCTATAGGCCGTATGCTGCAAGAGGCTGGCGAAAACGAACTAATACCAGTGGACAACTGGGCCATGTTTGCCGAAAAAGGCGCGATTAAAGGGGTGGTGGACTGGTTCCCCGTAGAGAACATCGTCACTGTCCTGAAAACGCTGGGGGAGATACAGCAAAACAAGATCCAGCAGCTGTATGAGATCACCGGCATGTCCGACATCATGCGCGGCGGCGACACGCAGCAGTATACGTCCAACGGCACCCAACAGCTGAAGGCGAAAATGGGTGCTATAGGCATCCAGTCGCTGCAGGACCAGTTTGCAAGATTCGCCAGCGATATTGAGGGGCTGAAGGCCGAAGTAGTGGCCAAACACTACTCTCCGGAGTCCATATTCAAGCAAGCCAACGCCGAATTCATCCCCAACGCGGATAAGCAATATATCCAGCCCGCGGTGCAGCTGATGCAGCAGCCAGATTTGATGTGGCGCGTGAATATCAAACCAGAATCCATTTCTATGGTTGATTACGCGCAGCTGAAGTCAGAACGCAGCGAATTCCTGATGTCGATGGCACAATACATACAGTCGGCCAGCTCTGCGGTGACGGCGATACCCGACTCACTGCCCATTTTGATGGAATTGATGAAATGGGCTATGGCCGGCTTCAAAGGCTCCGAGTATCTGGAAGGGGCGATGGACCAGGCAATACAGCTGGCGGCCAAGCAGTCGAAGGAGCAACAGGGCCAGCCGGAAGAGCCAAACCCGGAGCAGATCAAGCTGCAGGTAGAGGAGATGCGGCAGAAAGGCCAGCAGGCCAAGCTGCAAGGCGAAATACAGAAGATACAGGCGAAATCCCAAGCCGACATGCAAAGCCAGCAGTCCAAGCTGCAAACCGAAATACAGAAGATGCAGATGGACGCGCAGCGTGACATGTCGCTGGAAGAACGCCAGGCCAACAACCGCCTGCTGGAGATAGCCAGAGACATGGAGGCCAGCCTCACCGAGGTACGGGCCAATATGAGGGCAGACATCGCCGTGGAGGAGGCCCAGGCGGCTTTTGACATGCAATCGCAGCGTGCAGCGCATGGGTATACCATGACTGAGTTGAGCGCTCAAAATAGAAACCGTTCGGGAGATAAATCATGATGGACATGGGTAAGCAGAAGCAACTGGCCGATATGATGCGCGGTGGCGGCATGCCTCAAAGGCAGCCACAAGGCATGCCACAAGGGCAGCCCCAGGTAGAACACCAAATAGTGCCGCCCACGCCGCCACAGGGCATGCCACAGGGCATGCCTAAAAAGCCGCCTATGCCGTCACAGGGCGGCGGCTATTGACAGGGGAGCGACAATGCCAAGGTATAGACAGACCTGGAGTGAGGAAGAGCAGGATTATGTGCTTATTAAAATGGGGGGGCCGACTGCCCCGCTAGGCAATGACGGCAATCTGCATATCCGTCGTGATATTGATCCTTTTGTGTCTCCCGTAGACGGCAGCACTATACGCACCCATCGCGATCTGGATAACCACAACAAGCGAAATAATGTGGTTAGCTCGTCAGAATTTTCGCCTGCGTTCTACGAGCGCAAGGCGAAAGAGCGCGCCCGGCTGTACTCGGGTGAACACACACCTGCAGAAAAGCAGGCAAGAGGTGAAGAAATTCACCGGATTATAGAGCGCTTAGAGCGCCGTTGAGGGCTGACTAATGGAAATCGAAGAAGAAGATACACTTAATGCTGATCTTGCAGCCGCCTGGTCGGATGCAGAGGGAGACACTGATGGCGAAGATACCAACAATAGTGAACGGCCAGCGGAAGCCTCCGCAGAAGCCCTCGCACCCGCCGAAGGCACCGATGACGAAGGCGGAGTACCGGCAGAACCCGAGGCAGGAGCTGAGCCTGGAGGACTACAAAGGGGCGGTGAGGAAGGTGAAGTCGCCGCTAGGGTCGAAGAGCTTACCCTAGATACCGCGCCGAAGGGCTTGTCGCCCGAGGCCAGGGAGGCCTGGAAAGACACCCCCAAACCAATAAAAGAGATGATGGCCAAGCGCGAGGCGGATTTCGAGAAGGGGATCGTGCAGTACGCCAGCAACGCCAAGCGCGCCGAGGCAATGGACCGTACGTTAAAGCCGTACGAGCAGTTTTTTGCCATGAATGGCGGCGCGCAGAAGACGCTGACACCACTGCTGCAAACGGGCGCCATATTGCAGATGGGGTCGCCGCAGCAAAAAGCGCAGACCGTGGCCAACCTGGTCAAGCAGTTTGGCGTGGACATCAGCGCGCTGGATAACTACCTGGTCGGCGGGGACGCGCCAAAAGGGATGCAGCAGCAGACCGAACTGGATCGTATGTTCAACGAGCGGCTGGCCCCGTTGCAGCAGCAGCTGCAGACCTACCAGCAGCGCGATCAGCAGCAGGCGCAGCAGTCACAACAGCAGATCCAGGCTGAATTGGCTAATTTCGCGACCAAAAACGAGTTCTACGCTGACGTACGTTCGGAAATGGCTGATTTGTTGGACATGGCGGCCAACCGCGGGCGGGAGATGACACCGCAAGAGGCCTATAACATAGCCTGCTCAACGCACCCGTCGATTTCCAAGATAATGCAGAATCGCAGCTCTCAGCAATCAGTGTCGCAAAAGCGTAATGCTGCCTCCAGCATTCGGGGCGTTCAAGGCTCCGACGGCATGGGGGGAGGCTCCGATAACCGCTTGACAGCACTGAGCGATGCGTGGGATAACGCAGGAAGGATGTGATACACTCGGCATTCGGGGTCACTCAAGCGGCCTAAAAAAATTTAAGATAGCTATTCACGCGGCTATCTCCAAGCAGCAGCCATTCAAGCGGCAGCTGAGAAAAGGCGGTGTTCCATGTGGAGCATCTATAAAACTTTCACTTAGGAGATAGCCAAATGGCCTTCCCAAATCTGTCAGACATTCTGGCGACTACAATCGAGTCACGCACCAAGACCATCGCGGATAACGTCACCAAAAACAACGCTGTCTTGATGAAACTAAAGCAACAAGGCAAGCAAAAAACATTCTCGGGCGGGTCTAAGATCCTGCAAGAGCTGAGTTTTGCCGAAAACAACAACGGCGGCTGGTACTCAGGCTACGACATCCTTCCTGTTGGCGTCAGCGATGTAATTTCAGCCGCTGAATTCAACATCAAGCAGGCTGCCGTACCGGTTGTAATTTCGGGTCTGGAAATGCTCCAGAACTCCGGCAAAGAGAAGATGATCGACTTGCTCGATTCTCGGCTCTCCGTTGCCGAATCTACCTTGGCCAACCTGATCTCCGGCGGTCTGTACTCAGACGGCACCGGCGCAGGCGGTAAGGAAATCGATGGTCTGGACGCTATGGTCCCCCTCGACCCGACTACCGGCACTTACGGCGGCATCGACCGCGCTACCTGGACGTTCTGGCGCAGCCAGCTCAGCGACCAGACCGCGGCCAACGGCCTCGACGCTGCCAAGATCCAAGGCTATTGGAACACGCTGTGGGCTTCAATGGTTCGCGGTACAGACCGTCCTGACCTGATCATGGTGGATAACGAAGTGTGGGGCGCGTATATGCAGTCTCTGCAGTCCCTGCAACGCTTCACCAGCCCAGAAACTGGTAACCTAGGCTTCCCGACCATTAAGTTTATGGACGCGGATGTGTGCCTGGACGGCGGCATAGGCGGGTTCTGCCCGGCGGGTACAGCGTTCTTCTTGAACTCCAAGTATCTGCACTACCGTCCCCACGCGCAGCGCAACATGGTGCCTTTGGCGCCCAGCAAGCGCTACGCAACTAACCAGGACGCAGAAGTGCAGATCCTGGCGTGGGCCGGTAACCTGACTTGTTCAGGCGCGCAGTTCCAAGGTCGCTACGACGCCAACGGCACGTAAAATGACAGCCCTGCCTCCCCCCGTTCACTCACTCCGGGGGGAGGCCTTTAGGGCTTCGGCCCTCTTTTTGGGAGACATATCATGACAGGAATAGCAGCACCAAACCTGCCCACGTACAACCTAACGGCGGCGGACGTAACTTCACGAAATGCGGAGTACACCGGCACCCCCCTAACTGACACGGACGGCTCCGCCACCTACGCTGCGCCGTACCTAGGCTGCAACCGGGCGGGCTCTAACGCACCCGGTATCGGCATAAGTACCGGCGCTGTGCTGGTGCCTGACGGCGGAGTAGCTCGCCCAGATAACTGGACTGAAGATGACCAGGACGGCCTGGCCCGCATACCGCAGGATTCTGACGTCATAGGCAATACTGGTTTTGTTGACCGGTCTTCAGTTGCCTGGCCTTCATCTGGCGGCACCGAGGGGGCAGCCACCAATCCAATCAACGTGGTGGACGGGACAGACTTCAACAACACGGCCAACCTAGTTATCGCCGACACTGCTGCTGCCGATGGCGATGAGATGGACAGCGCATCGGGCGCTGTCAACAACACAGGCGCCCCAGTTGCTGTAGGCGATCTAGTGTGGGGCCAAGTCCCAGTAGCGTAATACACCCCCTCCGGGGGTTTGCTAGGAGTTTGGTGGTATGCCGTCAATATTCAGCTATCTGCAGCAGGCGGTTCCTGGCGTTGCCACTGCCGCCGGGCCTGTGGTGACTTACCATCAGGTGCTGCCTTTTAACGCCGCCGGCGGCCTGTGCGTAGACACAGCAGGCTCAATAACACACTCAGCCAATGGGCTTCCCTACACCGCCGCGGGGCTACTTGCTACTACCGTAGCGGCACCGGCATACTACAACAACGGAATCGGGTTTAACGCGGGGCGCGTGATAGTGCCGTTCGCGTGAACTTTTTGCAAAGGCCGACAGGCCATAATGACGCGCCAAAGAGCGCAATGAGGGCTACGATATGGACTTAATGGAAGCAGAACACGGCGTTACTGATATGGCGATGAATAACGCCCGCTATCACGGTGACCAAAATTTACTGGTGAAGTTTTTCAAACACCCCAAACTGGACGGCACGCGGACGGCGGAAGAAAAACGCCCTATCTTCAAAGAAGTGCCTTATGTGCAGATCATGCAGCCAGGCAACAAGGATTCTATCATCGTCCGCCCGGCTACTGAGCGAGATAAGTTACGTTTTGCAGAGCATTTCCGCAAGTATGAGGCGCGGGAAGACCAAGACGTTGTAGAAGGCACTTTGCTGGAAGAGTGGGCAGGCATTACGCGCTCACAGGTTGAAGAGCTGCGGTACATGCACATCCGCACAGTAGAGCAGCTGGCTACTGTCAGCGACTCCAACGCGCAAAACGTGATGGGTATAAACTTCCTCAAAACAAAGGCGAAAAAGTATCTGGAAGACGCCTCCAAAACAATTACCGCCGAAGCATTGGCGGATCTCCGATCCAAATACGAAGAGTTGCTGGCCGCACAGACAGAGAAAGCCCCTAAAAAACGCCGCCGCACACTCGCTGCCCCAGAGGCGGAACAAGGCGAACAGGAGAAGTAGATGGCTCGCTATCTTCAGGTCAATGACATCATCAACAGGGCCGCTGTAGAGTGCGGCCTTGAGGCGTCTTCCAGCCCGGTAACGTCGCTGGATCAGACGTTCGTACAGCTTGTCCAGCTGCTTAATAGCGCCGGGCAGGAGCTGTGCGAGTTGCATAACTGGCAAATACTGCGCCAGGTAATAGATGTCACCCTGGATTCAGCAAGCGCGCTCACCCTGCTTGGCGATGGTGTAACGGTCGGCACGAGCGGTATTTACACGCTGCCTGACGATTTCAACTCCATGATAAACCAAACGGGGTGGGACAGGACCAACCAGGTCGCCATAGGCGGCCCCTTATCGGCGCAAAACTGGACGTATCTGGTCGGCAGAGATCTTGTTTCCCAGACTATTTATGCCACTTTCAGGCTAACCGACGGGAAACTTGAAATATTCCCCCAACCGGCGCCTGACGGCCTGCGTCTGTCGTTTGAGTATGAAAGTCGCAACTGGCTTATCACCCAGGGCGCGACCCTGGCCGACCGAGACACCGTAGGTACGGGGGCTGACACCTGTGTTCTGGACCCGTTGATGACCATTAAGTTCCTGAAGCTGAAATGGCTAGCGGCCAAAGGCTTTGACATAGCGATGGCGGCACTGGAGTTCGACACGATATTCAACACGCGGGTAGGCAAATCCACTGGCGCACCCGTGTTGAGCGCCTCTCGCAGCGGAGCTGGGTATCCCTACCTGGATGCCTACCGCAACACAGGCGACACGGGGTACGGCGGAATTTGATGTATATGCGGCGAAAAACACTAGGGCGCTACGGTAAGCCGCTAGCCCCGACGGTAAAAGCCTACACCTTCCCCGCTGCGGTAGAGGGCGTTAACGCCGTTGACTCGCTGATGGGCATGTCGCCGCAGTCTTGCATATATACCTACAACCTGATGCCGTCAGAGTACGGCATGCGCCTGCGAAAAGGCTACCGGGAATGGGCCAAGAGCTGCGTTGAAAGCCCCCAGCGGGCAGCTAACATAGACGTTAGAAGCATCATACCGTTTGAATCAAACATACAGGACGCGGCCAACGACCGCCTGTTTGCGGTAACTGCTGAAGGCATCTGGAACGTGACAGCGTTCAACACCACAGCGCCAGAGCAGGAAGTGGTTTTCGCCACTACTGGCGACCAGGCTGGTTTTGGCGTGTTTGCCGAGTTCACTGGCGATGCCGCGGGCAACGGGTTGCGCGGGCACTACCTGTTCTACGCCGACGGCCTGAACGGGATCTACCAGTACGAAGAGGCCACGGACGCGTGGTCGCTGCCCACTTCCGGGGTGGCCAATGACGAATGGTACTACATAGACCCCACAGACGGCACAACGCGCCTAGCGTTCCCCGTTGACGATGTCGCGTTTGTGATGATACACAAACAGCGCATTTGGGTAATCCTGGAAGACGACGATGACGCCTACTATCTGCCGGTGGCCTCTGTCACAGGGCAGCTGACAAAGTTTACGTTTGGCTCAAAGCTGCCTCACGGCGGCGACCTGGTCGGCCTGTATAGCTGGACCGTAGACGGCGGTGACGGCGTGGATGATATGCTGGTTGCGCTGTCACGCGGCGGTGACGTAATAGTATACAAAGGTGATGACCCTGAGATCACCGCCACCGGCTCAAACATAGGCCCGTGGGCCACACGCGGATCCTGGTTCATAGGCGAGATACCAGACTCCAGGCGGGTAGTGGTGGATTACGGCCCTGACATGTACATCTTGTCCGTGTTTGGCATAACATCGCTGTCACAGCTGCTGCAGGGGGCGCCTGCCTTCGGCGCGTCGCCGTCCTACATGATAAATCGCTTCTTGCGGCCTGATGTGGAAAGGGGGTCTGCGTTGCCTAACTGGCAGCTGGTGATAAACCCCAGCGATGGTTTCCTGCACATAATCACGCCGAAGCCATTTTCCACGCCGTTCGTGCAGTACGCGCAGAACCTGCAGACGAAGGCGTGGGGGTTCTGGGAAGGGGTGCCAATCATAAGTGCGTCCACCTGGTCCGGGGAGTACTATATTGGCGGTGAAGGGGGTGTAGTCTACGTCAACGACGGCGCGCGGGACGGCGAAGAGTTGCTGAACGCGAACGCATGGCAGGATGCGCCGACTGGCGTGGTGCCTGCCGAATGGACAGTGCCCACAGCGGGTGAATTCGCTTGTGATGGCGCTCAGCTGGCTGAAACGGAGTACGAAACTACGCTGCGTATACCGACGGTTATAGGCGTTATGTACACCGTCAGCTACAGCATTAAAGACGCCCCCGCCGGGCAGCATAAGCTGACGGTAGGTGGCGTGGATGTTATGGCTTTCAAGACGGGCGTGGGCGTGTACACCAGCACGTTTGCCGCGACCTCTGCAGAGACAGTGGCGGCCCTTGTGGGCGACGTAGATTTCATAGGCGCTTTCTACAACGTGAATATAAGCGTAGAAAGTTCTGCCGGCCAAGCCATAGACTTCCGGGTGCTGACCGCGTTCCAGGCGCCGGCGAAGCACGCCAAATTCTCCCGCGTTGGTTTGGTAAGAACCGTGGGCGTATACGCAGGCACACCGGCTTTCACTCTGCGGGTTGTTTACGACTACTCAATCAACCTGGTGCCTGCCGCACCCGCAGCGCCACCCAATCCAGGCGATAACGTGTGGGATAGCGCGTTGTGGGACACCGCGATATGGGATTCTGAGGTGGAGGGGCGATCTGAGCTGCGCGGCGGCCTGGGCGTTGGGCGTACGTTTGCGGTAGTGATGAACGGTAACGCGAACAGCCGTATTACGATAGTCGGGTGGGATGCGCTGTTCACGGTAGGGGGCTATTTATGATCCTATTTAAGCCTATGGCGACCCAGGAAGAGTGGCTTTGGTTCAAGGAGAGGACGCATGTTATATTCTGTGAAGATTCCCGCGGGATCGTCGCTTACGACCATCGTGGCATACAAGCTGTCTGCGTGGTTGATAGCTTTAGTGTTGACGCCTGCAATGCTCATTTTGCTATTGCTTCTCCCCTTGTCATACGTGCTGGTTTCTTCAGGGAAATCGCTGATTACGTTTATGAAACGTGTGGCCGCACGCGCATGTTCGGCCTGGTGCCGGATAACAACGCCCGGGCCGTAGCCCTGGACAAGCGAATAGGTTTCACGGAAGTCGCGCGTGTGCCGCATGCGGTATCGGAGGACGTTGGGTATATAATCATGGTATTGCACAAAGACGACTGCCGATGGCGGTCCAGCATAAAAGAAACGGAGGCTGCGTAATGGCTACACAAGACCCTTTTGCAGCTGCGCTTGAAAAGCTGTGGGCGAGCGACCCTGCTGCCCTTACGCAGGCCATGCGGGCAGACCCTGGGGCCTTTACACAGCAAGCTCCGCGCCTGGCTCAGGACAGCCTTGGACTGCAGTCTGCGGATCCGTGGACAGTGCCCGAAGGGGTTGACCTGTCAGGGCTAAACTCCCCCAATTTGCCGGGTTACACCCCCCCCCCCCCGCATTTGCTGCTCGCTTGCTTGCTTCCCTGGCGGCCAGATGGGGAGGTAGAGTTATAGAGGTCTGGAGGCGATGAGCAACCCTTGAGCATCCCGGGGCAGTTTGTTGCAGATTGCTAGAG